GAATATGTATAACAACCCTGAGGAACGTACTTGGACCAATGCTGGTCTTACTGCCGCAGGTCTCTTGCCTTGGGTACCTCCTGCGGCCTCTAAACGTGTCGCTGAGTTATTTGTTCATAATATGCCCAATGATCTACCTATGTTCTACAGAGGTGGTAAGGGAGGTCAAGTTTATGAGGGTGCAAGAACAGTAGCCACTGCCGCCAAGGAAGCCACTAAGCAAGCCCTATCACCAAAGGGACAAGCTAAGTGGCGTAAAGAACGTGTCTCTAACGTCCTACAGAAGGTTATGAAGGATAAGATAGGTGAACTACATGTAGCTAGGAAGGCTTTGGACGATGCCGTGGCCTCAGGTGATGAGAAAGCAATTAAGCAAGCCAGAAGAGAATATGGGGCAATAGCACGTAAGATCGAGGGACAGAAGAGTCAGTCCTATCTCTTTGGAGAACAGTACGGTAACCAAGTAGGACCCCTTAAGGTGGCCGAGAAGGGTACTCATGTAGCCTCAGGTAACTTTAATGTTACTGACCTCAAAGCTATGTCAAGAGAGTTCACTGACGCATCAGATAAAGAATTAGAGCTACTAATGAGGGGTATCTCTCAGAGACAGGGGATACCTGAGGGTGTAGGTAAGCTGGTTATGAAGGACGCTAAGTCCAGTGTGGCCGCTGGTGACCTCACTGGTGTAGTTAATGCCGCAGGTTCTTTTCCTCAAGTTAAAAAGGTGTTTGCTTCATTACCAGTTAAGAAGCCATTTGGCTCCTATGGTAAGTTTAAAGAAGCACTAATGGAGGGGGCCTCGAAGGCTCAGAAAGCTAAGATAGCCAAGACAGGGACACTCCCTAGGCTTAAGAAAGCGTTCCATGGAAATAAGGACCTTACTGAGGCCACTACTGTGGAGGACTTCTCAAGAGCATTAAGGAAGTCCGGGATTAAAATGCCAGCAACTCAGATTAATCACGCCTTTAGTAAACTTGAGAAGGTAGGGTTTAAGGACAATGCAGCATTGGTCAAGGCGTTGGACGACAAGGGTATTGAGATATACAATAGGGCCAAGGTTCTAAAGAATGGTGATCCTGTTATGATTACTAATAGTATGAAGTCCCCTGCCTATGAGTTAGGGGGTGTCAACGTAATGACAATACTACGTCCAGATGGTTCCACTCTGTCCTTTGTAAATGATAAGAATGACTTAATGAGAGTCAATGCCCCTCATGGAGGTTCTATGGTGACTGTCTCCACTCCAGTAGAAATCAATCTAACTAAGAAGCCGGGGAAGGTTGAGGCTAGGCATCGTAAAAGTGCAGCTACGGAACGTATGAATACTAAGGAAAGAGCCGCCAAGGCAGTACAAAAGGCCTACGGTATTAATCCTTTTGATGTTCCTGACTCACCCACTATGAACATAGCACAAAGGTCCTCAGCGAGGGCCATAGCTGACGTAGACGTTAAACCTACTCTAAGGGACTATGGTAATGCCGCTGGTGTGGGTGCTTATATAGCTGGTTCAGGGGCCTACCGTGGTGGTCTTATGGGTTACAAGAGGCACCAAGAGGATGAATAGACTCCTAAAACGTATTATAGCCAGAGAACGCTACCTCTGTAGGTCCTTCTGGCTACATACGAAACACTATAGAAAAGGTTAAACCCCCTATTTTGGGCAAATTACCCCTTGTTTCTAAAGGATAATTCAGGATAAACTGGTAGGGTAAGGTAGCATGGGTACTTGCCCTACCACTTTAGCGCCTTAGGAACTCAGGAATAGGGGGAAAACCAGTAAAGAAAGTACCTAATTCCTCCAGTTCAGTCAGTATGTCTCTATTCGTAGTGGTCTTGACTGGCATATCCATGATCATGTGATCAGGCAAGGGGTGTATAGCCTCTTTAGAGCCTTCCTCAACGGAGGGCTTTTGTGCTATAATGGCTACTTTAAACCTGTTGTACGCCTTGGCCCACCCCTCACGTTTCCAATCTATGATAAGCTGCTTGGCTCTGGACTCGATATGTGCCTTAGTACCCACAGACCACTTACCTAGCTCCTCCCATTCAAGTTCCATAGCGGCCCATATAACCTTATCATTGATCTTGGCTTGATCCTTGGGCCTAAGTTGTCCAAGGAGAGTGAAGTAGGAAGTGTCTATAGGTTTCTTAGGTTTCAAAACTAGTCCTCCCTAGTGGGACAATCAGGACACTTACCGTAGGGACACTTCTTACAGGGTCTTGTCATTTGGTTTTCTCAACCACTCTAACAGTGACCCATTCGTCCTTGTTCATGGAGTAGAACTCCTCGTTACGTTGCTTCTCTACGTTGTAACGGGAGAACGAAAGTACTCCATCGTAACTTGAGAAATCATCCGCTTCAAACACCATTGTGTTACGTTGTTTTGTAGTCACTTCATAAGTCTTCATTGGACACACTCCTTATCACCTGTATCAGGGTCTATGAAGCAAGCTGCACCCTCTTGCTCCTCTGTTGTATTCATGATGCCGTATCTCTTACCGGCAAGTCTGAAGGTTGTGCATCCCTTTAGCTTAGTCTTCCATGCTGTGTGGTAGATAGACTTGAACTCATCAAACGTAGTGTCATCACCCACATTGATAGTCTTAGATACTGCACTGTCTACGTAGTATTGTACAACACCTTGTACATGTAAGTGGTTAATAGGTTCAAGGTCAGCTACAGTCTCACCCTTGATACCGAAGTTACGATAGACGTAGTCTTGCATCTGTACGATAGAGGTACCTCCTTCGTTCTGTACAGTACGATCATACTCTAAAGCAAACACAGGCTCAATACCACTAGAGATATTATCAGCAGTGAAACTAATAGTACCCGTAGGCGCAATGCTAATGAGGTGTGAGTTACGTATTCCTTGATCTTTGATCTTACGCTTGAGGTCTTCGGGTAGTCTTGTAATAAACCCACCATCTAAATACTCCTTCTCTTTGTATGCCGGGAATGAACCCTTCTCCTTGGCTAAGTCTGACGAAGCAGCATAGCATGTGTACGTCAGGGTCTTCATAAGTTTACGGATGAACTTGATACTATCAGATGAGCCATAGCGGAACCCTAAGAGAGTGAGGCAGTTAGCAAGGCCGGTAATACCAAGCCCCATCCTGCGTTTCCTCTTTGCTTCCTTAGACTGAGCATCAAGAGGGTACTCAGTCCTATCAATAACATTGTCCATAGCACGAACAACATGAGGGATGTCCTCCTTTAGCTGTTTGAAGTTAAAGTAGTTCTCCTCCTCTTTTTCAGTAAGGTAAGGGTTGTTTACTACAGTTACGTACTTAACCATATTAAAGCTACCTAACAGACAGGCACCGTAAGGTGGTAGAGGTTGCTCACCACAGGGGTTAGTGGCCTCAATAGTTTCACAGTAGTGTAGGTTGTTCTCTCTGTTGATCTGATCAATAAAGATCACTCCCGGTTCTGCCCAGTCCCAGTTGTTACGCATAATCTCATCCCATAGCATAGACGCATCGATAGAGCCATAATCTTTACCACCAAACCTAAGCATGAACGGTAGTTTCTTAACTACACAGTTCATGAACTCATCAGTTACACCTATAGAGATGTTGAAGTTAGTTAGGCGGTTGTCGTTCTTCTTAGCCCGTATAAACTCCTCAATGTCAGGATGATCTATACGTAGCACACCCATCATGGCCCCTCGTCGGTGTCCTGATGAAACAATGACACTACATACTGCATCATAGATTTGCATGAATGATACAGGGCCACTAGCAGAACTACCAAGAGACACAATACGATCACCACTAGGGCGAATACGACTGAAATCAAACCCAATACCACCTCCTCGACGCATCGTTTCAGCAGCTTCACTGGCTCGTTGCATGATAGTGTCCATAGAGTCTTTGATGTTACCGGAAACAAAGCAGTTGTACGCAGTAATACTCCTTGGAGACCCCATCGCGGATTGTACACGGCCCGCTGCCATATACCTTTGATCCATGATAATGTCTTTGTAACTCTTCCTGTGTTCATCAGTATCTCCCATTGCCGCTGCCTCTCTAGCTTTGGCTTCTTCAAACGATTCATTAGGTAGCCTGTACTTCATAGCGTGTAGCTCTGAACAGGCAGGTACTTGTGGTCCATACTTACTCATGGTCTTTTCCATTGTTTTATCCATAGATAGTTATCAAGTTTATGTATCCCTCTGGCAAACATACGTACAGGGTATGATCTCCAGAAGTACTTACGTATCATAATAAAGTTCCTTAGCCAACTCAGCGTAGTGGATAACCTTGTCTAGGTCCTCTATCTGACCCTTCTGTTCGTGTCTGCATATGTACTTAACGATGTTACCTTCACACCATCCTAACTTGTTCCTATGAATGAACTCAATGGGTTGGATAACCATATCTTTGTAGTGCTTACCACCTATTTGTTGTTCCAACACGGGTTGTTTCTTCATGTACTCTACTGCACTTACCATTTGACTCTCCAGTCTAGTGTTTCAATGTGGTTACGTTGTCCGGTAGTTGGGTGTCCTTAGGGTCAGGCGTAGAACAACTGTCCAACAATAGAGTTACTGCCTGTCTAAGTGACGTTAGTTCCTCAGCGGCAAACGCATGTGACTGCATAGTCTCCACAAGTTTCCTCACCTGCTCCATACGTCCCACTAAGATGTCCGGTGGGAACATAAACATAGGTTCCGACATATCATCCATCTATTTCTTCCTCTTCATAGTCAATTTCAATATCAACGTCATAGGCTTCTCTTAGAACCTTCATGTAGTCCTCTATGTAGTCCTCAAAGCGTTCTATGATGTCCTCCGTACTGATGTCCAGTATGTCACATAATAGGGAAGGGTCAGTCAGTACCGCTAATCTATTTAGGAATTGCTGGTTATTTAAAGGCATCTCTACTGTCCTCCAAAGTGTACCACTTAATCCCTTCCTTGTCACACCATTGTGCCATCGTTAACCTTCCACCTTTACGTACCTTCTTGTTTGGGTTATGAAGAATGAATACTAATTGTTTCTTCTTTGGTAACGAGTCCCTAATGGCTTTGTACTTCTGAATATCTCCTACCCTAAAGTACCCCTTGGCCTCAACAAGTGTCTCTATGTTGTTCTTGGATCGACCTACAAAGTCAGGTATGTATTCCCTGTGTACCACATAGGGAACCTTGTGTGGTTCGTAGGTAGCAAGACCCGATAAGGCCTTACCACACTCCTCCTCGAACTTATTCCTGTACTTTGGTTGCTTTGGCACTAGCCTTACTCTTTGGTTGTTTACCCTCCTTAACAAAGAAACGGAATAGTTCTCCTGTCGATTGGTTTAAAATGACTGGTCCGTCGAACTCCCACCCTTCGTCAAGAAGCTCATTCATATCGGTGATGAAATGCTCTAATCGTGTCGGTGTCCGTCTGATCATTGCAGTTTTTTTAACCATAGTCTACTTCTCCTTTATCTAAATTAATCTCAGGTTGTTGCACCCCGGCTCTATTCTTAGGGGCGTTTACTACAGTAGTTAAGAACTTTGGACCACTGCCAGTATAGAAACCTCGCACTTCTGGATAACAATGTCTCTTGTATTTGCAGTACGAGCAAATAGTAGGCAGTTTTAAGTTGCCTGATTTCCCGTCCTCCACAGGCGAGTCGCATCGAAAGGGACGGTCTTCCTTTACGACACATTGCTTTACATGTTTAACACGTTCCTCAATGTCACTTGAGTAGAACTCATACATAGGGTCGTCCTTGTCGGCAAGGTCATATGTGAGGACAGAGAGAGTGCCGTTCTGTTTGTCCATAGCTAACCAACCAAACTTGGTGTCCCCTTCTGCATGGGCGTATGCTTTACACTGATCGACATAACCAAAGCTATCCTTAGAGGCTAAGGTACGATCTTGGAACTTCTTAATT